GTAATGCGCATGCATATGAAGCGAATAAACTACTTGGAAATCCTAAGTCTAAAACCAGGTGGTAATCTTTATTTTGAATTAAAAAACGAGTTTGAAAGTTTGAAAAAAGACAAGAATTCTAATTGCCTTTTATGAAAATCTTTATATATTTGACAAATAATACCATCTGTTATTATAAATTTATAATTTTAAATTTGTTATCTCGCATATAAATAAAATTTGAAAATTATAAATATTAAAGATAATAAAATAATATAATAAATAATGACTACTATATCAAAATTAATTTTTATCATGGCAGCTAAAAACAATAATACTAAGATTGTCCATGATTATATAAGTACCGGTGCATACATCAATGTCAAGGATGAAGAAGGAGAAACAGCACTTCATTGGGCATCCTATAAAGGACATGCCGAGTGTGTCAGGCTCCTAATTGATACAGGAGCGGACTTCAATGTTAAGAATAAATCTGGATACACAGCACTTCATTGGGCATCCTATAAAGGACATACCGAGTGTGTTCAACTCCTCATTGGAACTAGAGCAGACTTGACAGTGCAGGACAAGGATGGCTGGACTGCACTCCATTGGGCATCTCAACAAGGCAAGGCCGAGTGTGTCAAACTCCTCATCGAGGCTAGAGCAGACTTGACAGTGCAGACCCAAGATGGCTACACAGCACTTAATTGGGCATCTGATAATGGTCATGCAGAGTGTGTCAAACTCCTCATCGGGGCTGGAGTGGATCTCAATGTACAGGACAAGAATGGCTACACAGCACTCCATTGGGCATCTAAATTTGGACATGTCGAGTGTGTCAAACTCCTTATCAGGGCTGGATCGGATCTCAATGTGCAGGACAAGAATGGCTACACAGCACTCCATTGGGCATCTGATAATGGACACAGCGAATGCGTTAACCTCATACTTGGGAACGTGGCAACAAAAATCCAATCTGTAATGCGCATGCATCTGAGGCGAATAAACTATTTGGAAATCCTAAGTCTAAAACCAGGTGGTAATCTTTATTTTGAATTAAAAAACGAGTTTGAAAGTTTGAAAAAAGACAAGAATTCTAATTGCCTTTTATGAAAATATTTATATATTTGACAAATAATACCATCTGTTATTATAAATTTATAATTTTTAAATTTAGTTTCAAAAAAATCTATAAAACTTTTTGGTATTAAATATCTTAAAGATAATAAAATAATATATTATAATGAATGACTTGATAATAATTGGATTGATTTTTTTTAATATATTTTTTATTGATTACTTGTCTATTTTTTTATCTAATTTAATAAATCCCAATATAAAACACCACAATACAAGATGGTTTTTTATTCATGCATATATGAATTTATGTGTTACATATTTTAGTCTTCCATCTTTTGGTTATTGTTTACAAAATATAGAAACTTGTCATTTAATGAAATGGACAGATGATTCATATCTTACATTTTGGTTTACAATAATTCCACATATTTATCATATAATATTTTTTACAAAATATCTAAAAAATTCAGAATGGCTTCATCATATTGTTATGTGTATTATTTGTAGTCCATTGACATACTTATTGAATTCTATTGTTACAGATGTTGGTTTATTATTTATATGTGGTATTCCAGGATTATTAGATTATTCTTTATTATGGTTTGTTAAACTTAAACTTATTTCTAAATATTATGAAAAACTAATCTATGTTTACATATCTGTACTAATTAGAAGTCCTGGAATTTTATTTTCAATATTTTTAGGAATTCCATCTGTAATTGATAGTTATTATGAACATAATTATTTATATTTTTTTTTAACTATAACTAATATTGCATTTAGTTATTGGAATGCTCAATATTATATGGCAATAACTTGCAGAGACGCATCAAAAAAAAATATATTATAAAAATAAAAAAATCATATATTATATATGAATAATAATCCAAATTATAATGATGATTATGTAGATGATTATATAGATGAAAATAATAAAAATAATACTGGAAATATTGTTCCAAACAATGATGATATTAAAAATATAAATAATGAAGTTAATGATATAAATAATAAGATTAATAATTCAATCAATCTTTTTGCAAATAATACTAATAATGTTATTTACATTAATGATATTGAAGAAGTCCCTGAATATGAAAGAATATATAAAGATAATGAAATTTATATTAGAGATTTAGAAAATACATTTCTTGATATGTTTCCAATTACTAAACAAGGAACACAATATGTCCAAACAATGGTTCAAAAAAAAGTAAATGATGTTATTAATGTTAAAAAAATTGGTGATGAAAATATCATATGTAAAAATAAATATATATTAGATATTTTAAATAAAAAATTTAGTAATTTTTGGATAATACCTGTTGTGAAAGATAAATTTGAAATTTTTTCGGAAATTATTGATGATGATTATTCAAAAGATTATAAATATGCCCGAGAAACACTGCTAGATAAAGATGGTATCATAGTTACAGATCAACGCATATTAATAGATGAATTAGATGAAAATAATATTAAATTCGATATGAAAAAAATATCATTAGAACAGTTCTTAATAAAAAAACATTCTCTTTATGAATCATACAAAACGGATAATGATATAAAGAGTGGTTACAAATTAACCACAAAAAACAACTTTAATGCTATTAGATTTTATGATATTAAATCTAAACAATGGAAAAAAAGGGTTATAGATGAACCTATCTATACAACAGTAGAAATAAAAGACCCTGATAATAAAAATATAAAATACATTCAAAAAAAAGAACTTGTTCCGGGTGAAACAGCAAATATTGTTGGATTTTTGGTATTTGGAATTAACCAATTTAATATTTTAGATTTAATTGGTAATAAAACAGGGAGTTCAAGATTTGGGTTATCCTCAACTATATCAAAAATAACTGTTGGTAAAAGAACGAAGATAACATCAAATAAACACGAACTAAAAACAAATGATAAAATTTATATTAAAAATAGTAATTCTCGTCCTCGTGTCAATGGTTCTTATCAAGTTTCTATTATAGATGATAATAATTTTAATATTGATTTAAATAGTTATGGTGGCAAAGATGGTACAGCAGGTGATATATATTCAAACTTATCATTGGAGTTTAAAACAATTAATATAAAAAAAAATAACGGAAAAATTATTATTGACAATGATTCATCAAATATGAAAAGTGCTAAGTTATTTCTATTTGATTCTTTTAAACTTGAAAATAATGATTTAAATAAAATTTTAGAAAAAATAATTCCTGATAATAATGCTATTTTTGGCAATTTATACACGCAAATAAAAAACACATCCAATATAAATAAAATTTTAAAAACAGTATGCAAATATAATATTAATTTTAGTAATATAAATAAACCTGAATATGACCTAGTGCTCAATATTTTAAAAAAGAATATTATAAAAAAATCAGAATCAACTATCATAGCAGATTTAAATAAAAAATTAAAAGATGACCCATTTGCATCAACTATTTTTAATTACCAAAATATTAATAAATTTAAAAATGAATATGGCGAATACCCATTACTTAATAATATAAACGATTCACTACACGCACGCATCCAATGGATTAATCGCCAACCAGATAAAGGATTTTTATTTTATAACTTAATTATTCAAAAATCAGATACAGAAGATAAAACAAGTAATTTATATGATTCTAATGTTCAAAAAGAACTGGCTTCTTTAAAAGAACCTAAAAAAATAATTTCAGAATATTCTGTGCGAATTATTAATCTTTTGCATGATAAAAAGGAACTCAAGAACGAAGAACAAAAACTTTTACCACCTCTTCCGACTGATAAGATTCTTCTAAATGGTGAATTATATTCATCAAATATCAAAAAAAATAAAACAACATGGGTTAAAAGAGATGAACAATACAATAAAGGTGATAAGGGATTATATATTAGATATCTGCACTCAGAAGAGTTTGAATTTAATGGAACTACATGGAAATTTATAAAAAAATTAAAACCACATATTAGAAGAATTAATAATCATAATATTTTTTTTAATGCAAAGATGACATACGAATCGTTTTTGCAACGAATAAACATTTCTAATATATCAATCAAATATAATGTGAAAACATTCAAAAGATTATTTGATAAAATAAAAAAAAAAATTAAAAATAAAACAAAAGATTCTAATATAATTCCCGAATCGGATAAACCAAATGAATCAATATCAATAACTATTCAAAAAACTTTAAAAAAAATTAGCGAAGTTGACAATGAATTACAACGAAATTATTTACTTTTTAAATTAATTAGAATTGATGGTATTACAATTGATAATTTTATTTACTCTAAAAAATACAAATCAAAAATTATATGCGGTCATTGGAATTATATTATGCAAATGAATGACGCAAGCACAAATTTAGAAAAATCAGAAACACTTAATAAAATGTTAACCATTTTTGGAGATGTTGGTGAAAGTTCAAATAAATATGTTAATTGCCATGTATGTGGAAATGTTTTAACTCAATTAGAATATGATGATGTTACAGGTTTTTCAATATCAGGCAGTGCTATTCATATTGGGTCACTTCTTAATGATACTATTATTAAAAATATTGAAAATAAAGAAAAGGAATTACACATGACATCTTTAATCAGCACTATCGATCCTCATACAAACCAATTTAAAAAAGATCTTATTATTTTTAAAATAGACGATGAACAATTTAAAAAATTAGATACTATTGCCTATTTAATAAATTCATTTAATTCAAAAATTGGAATAAGAATTAAAAGACAAGATTATTATGCAGTTCTTATAGATTCATATAAATATATATCAGAATTATTACCTTATTCTGTTTTTAAAAAAAAACAATTAAGTATATTGGCATCAAAGGAGAAAAGTAAAGAAAAAATAAAGAGAATTATCAAAAAAGATATTTTTAAAAAAATGCATAAAGATTATATTAATAAAAGCAAATTTTCAATTGTTGGTGCAAGATTATTAGTAACATATCAAACAGGAATCCCTAGTTATAAAAAAATGAAAAGCAATACTAATTGTACATTTTATGGATTTAATAAAGATTACATTAATTTTATGACATGTTTAATCGAAGAGATGAATCGTGGATTAAAATATGTCGAAAGAGAATTTATCAAATATTATGATTTATTTAAGAGCAGATTAGAAAAATTATATATAAAAAAAGCGGACTTTTTAGAAAAGGAAAAAAAAAAGAAAAAATCAATTAAAATTTTAGATGACAAATTATCGTATGATATTGAAAAAATAAAAATACCAGAAAAAGCAAATATATCTAATATTAGAAAATTTCAAGCAAGACAAAAATATATTGGATTAAAAATTAAATCAATCATTAATAAAGTTATGGCCCAATCCTTATTAACAGATAATATTGATATGTTAGAAAATAGTTGTTGTGAAGAAGAAATTGCAAAAAAATTAAAATATATTAATTATATCGAATCAAAAAACAAAGAAACAAAACAATATCTCACGGAGAGTTTAAAATATTATGCACAAAACAATAAAATAATTACTTATGGAACTATCACGAGATTGTTGACAACTGGTGAAAAACATATTAACATTCCGAGTATTGATTTTGTTATGAATAATGCCAATAATAATATTGATTTTTATAAAGTTTTGAGTAAAAAAATCATAGATTATAATAAATCAAATGCAAATAAATTTAAAAAAAATATAACTGAAGACTGTGTAGCCAAGGAATTTAATATAATGATGAATAAAATTGCACATAAATTAAATTTAAATAAAATAATATTAAATGAAGAAAAAGATAAATTTACTAAAAATTTGAATTCGAGTACCAATGACCCTCTTGTATTTTTTAATGAATATTTGAGAAAATATTTATGGGTAATTAAAAATGATTATAGAAAAAATATAAAAAAAATATCATTCACTGATTCAGAAACTTCAAAAATAATGCAAGAAATTATTTATAAAAATAATTATATTATTGAACCTTTTTTAAAATATCCTGATAAATTTAATAAAATAAAAATTGAATACTCCATGAATTATTTAGATAATTTACAAAATAGTTTTGATTCGCCTGATGTTTTTGCGGTTGTTATTAGTTATCTTTTATTTTCTGAAATGAATAAAATTGCATTAATTGGTGATAATATTATATGCAATTTCTTATTTACCATGATAAAAAAATATAATAAAGATAAAATCCCACTTGAAATTAGCAATAAAAAATACGAACAATTTGTTGAAAAAATTGATTATTATAACAAATTAGATAGAAGACAACAAGACGGCATTAAAGAAAGAAAATTGGCGAAGGGTATAGAAGAATTTATTGAACCAACTGTATTAGACATTGAACCCGACAAAAATATGGACCAACATTTAGAAGAAACATTCAAAGAAGAATATATAGAAACACATGGTGTAAATCCAAATGAAGACCAAGTTGAATCTTATAAAGAAACATATTATTCTGAAATTAAAAAAGATAAAGAATCATTTGAAGAAAATTACTTAACTATTCAACCACATGAAACAAATGAAAATATGGCAATGGGCGATGATTATGGAGAAATGCCACAAGGTACAGAAAATTATGGCGATGGTTTATCTGAAATAACAGAAAATTATGATTTGCCGACCTAATATAGTCTTAAAAATAAAAAAATAAAATAATAAAATATTATAATGAGTAATTTTTTATTTACATATACTAACAAAACCAAAAAAGCAAGAAAAATTAATAAAGAAAAATATTATGGAAATATTGAATACAAAAAACATATGTTTCAATTGGATGAAAATAAATTAAATAAATACGCAGCACAAATGAAATTTAGATTATATGAAGGTGATGGAAAAGCAATTTATAATATTGGTTATACTGATGATGGATTTCCACGTGGTATGAAAATCAATGAAACTGTTAACAGTTATACAAATTTGCTAAAAATTATTAAGATTTTAAATTGTGAATTAAAAACTTATAAAGTATTTATGGGAGATTGTGGTTATATTTTAAATTGTTTTATTATTGATAAAAATGAAGATTATTTTGGCACTTGTTTATAATTTTATTAACTTATATTAGATTTTAATTTATCATTGTGTGAAATATATTGGATTTTACTTTTATATGCTCTTATTTTAATATCAGTTGTAATATATGTTGCTTTATTTCTAATTATATCTCTTCCATATACACAATGAGCTTCAATAACCCAGTCTATTGGAATAGTCGTCCCATATGAAACTTCTATTATTTTTTTTGCACCGTGTTTAGTAACTATATATCCATAAGTACCAATTGCACTTGTAACTTCATATTTATTATTAGAAGTAATTCTTCCTGTTAAATATAATATATCGGTGTTTTCATGATTTGTATTTATATTTTTTAATATTTTTTCTATATCTTTATCATTATTTGGTAATTTTTGTAATATAATACAATCATCTTCCAAAATAATCATATATTTTTCTTCTGATTCTATAAATTTTTTTAATAAAATTATGTGTGATAATGCACATCCAGTTGCACCATGACATCCCATATTAACATTGTGTTTTTTACACATTTCTTTTATTAATTCTGGATTTTTTTTATCAATTGCATCAAATAAATCTATATTTGGATTTTTTTCTTTTAATTTTAAACATTTATCTCTTCGTTCTTTATTATTTTTTAATGATATTATTTGAATTTTCATTATATATTTAATATAATATTTTTATAAAAATTATTATTTATATTTATACTCTCTTCTAAATAATTATTTGAATTTATATTTATTTTTAATATGTCATTCTCTAAATTACCTGTATATTTAATATAATTGATTTTTAAATTATCGAATTTTTCACTAAAATTATTATATAATATTATTTTTTTATTTAATAGCATCGAAAAATATAAACAATGATATGTATTTGTAATAATAATATCTGTTTCTCCTATAAATTTTATTAATTTATTTATTTCGGTCTCATTATTAATTTTATCATATTTGTTTAATTCTTTCATGTTGATTTCATTATGATGATGTTCAATTATTCCTATTTTTCTTATTATTTTATAAGTTTTTTTTAAACCTTCTAAGTTACACGATGAACATGGTAAATATGTCATATTTTTATCATAATTTTTAAAATAATCACGTACACCCAATAATTTAAATTTTTTAAAATTGATTTTTTCATTTATTTGTGTTTCAATATGTTTATTAAATCCAATGCCCCAACCATATACATTTTCTGATAAATTTAATAAACTATTAATATGTTTATTCCATTCATTAAGGCAATTAATTAATCCTCCACCACTTAATATTATAATATCATTTTGTTTTATTTTATTAAAATTAGGATTATAAATATCATGCATTATAATATTATAATCCTCAAACGAATAATATTTAGAACATGTTGATACTTGATCGCCTACATTTAATTTATCTATTCTATGAACTATATGTAAATTTGGAAGTTTGACATTTCTTCTATTAAATATGTATGTTCTTCTTAATGATAATGTATATGGTTCTTTTTTTATATTTGGACTATCAATTGATTTGTGAATATAATAACTATCAAATTTATTGAGTTTATTTGACTTTCTTACAAAAATATAATCATTCTTAAATAATAAAATATCTAATAATTGAGATGGTCCTTCTATTGTTATTGTTAAAAATTTATATTTATTAAATGGAAAATTTTCTAATATTCTATATTCACTACCCCCTACGTCAAGGCTTAAATAATCAATAATTTTAGGCGCATTGCATTCAACTAAAATTGATTCTAATGTTTTTGTTTTAAAATTAATTGATTTCATATTTGAATATATTAAATTATTATTATCTGTTGTTTTATCTATTATCCCACCCATTCCGCCATTTTCTATTCTAAATTTAATTATTTTATCATTTTCATTATCGACAACTGCTGTTGATATTTTACATTTCCTATTATAATTTAACTCATTGTGAAATAAAGGATTTGGTTCAATACATATTCCATCCCAATTTAAATTTTTTTCTAATAAATATGTATTATTAATTTTTTTTCCATCTGTTGCAGCCAAATCAATAAAATAACCATTTTTTTTATAATTAAATATCTCTTTTATAACCCAATAATCTTGATCTTTTTGTGAATTCCATAAAAAATTATTATTTATTTTTGCAACTGAATATTCGTCGCCCATGTCTATTATTTCTGTTACTTTTTCTGTTTCTTTAATTATACATTTCATATAAGAAGGTAATTGTGAACTATGTTTTTTGGATTTTTTTAAAAATGTTTGCGATTTGCATATTAATATATTATTTTCTTTTTTAAAAAATGATTTATGAGCATAATATATTGATTTATCTTTTATTATATATTTATTGAGAAGATTTAATATGAGTTTTCCATATAATGTATGTTGATTTTCATACCCCCATCCCCATCCATTTATTTCTTTTAAATATTTTAAAGAAATCGTTTCCCATAAATGTAATGTAATTAAATTATTAGGTATATCATATTTATTTTCAAATATTTTATTTGTTTCTGACCAACTTGGTAAAAAAAAATAATCTTCTGATTTCAATGTTATTAAATTTGGATATTTATTATTTAATTGATAAGGTAATAATATTGATGCTTCACCCCATTTATCTGGTTCAAAATGTTCCTCATAATGTTTATCCCATAATTTAAAAAATACTGATTGTTTTTTTGTAAACATTATTGCATTACATATTGAATTTGATGATTCTTTTCCCAATACAACATCATTATTTAATAATTCTTTCCAAGGTTTTACACATATTGTATCAATATCTAAATATATTCCCCCATTATTTAATAATAAATCCATTCTTAATTTATCTGCTTTATGTGCTATTTTTTTTATAATCTTATTCCCAATATGTGTTGGTATATCTATTTTTATAAATTCAAGTGTTTTAATATCTTTCAATTTATCCCACCATACACCATTGGGTTCGTAATGATAATAAAATAATATTTTATCTGGATTATTTACAATATATGCTGAATATACTGCTAAATAATATACAAATAAAAAGGGGTATTCTTGCTTTTTAAATCCAAATATAAAATAACATATATTAGGAATCATTTATAATATTTAATTTATATAAAAAAAAATTATAAAACGAAATTACATAAAATCTTTATAATTTGATGATTTGCAATTTGATGGATATTTATACATTGTCTAACACACCTGATTTATTGGTTCTACATAAATAATTTGGATGATTTATATTATAAATCATAAGGAAAAATTAAATTTAGAACAACAAAAGATAGACATCGAAGATACCTTATTAAAACAAATTTTACACCATCTGAATTTTCAAATGAACAGTTAAAATGACTTAAAAATAAAACACGTTATATATTTGTAAAAGAATAGTTTTGTATCTATAATGATTTTACAAAGTAAAGATGTTTTCTGTCATCTAAAACGATTTCCTAATTAGAGAATATTGCTAATTTACACTTAAAATACATTCAGTTCCACTTCATCGGTTCTTATCTATAAGGTAAGATTAACTACTTGTTAGTTAAGGAATA